GAATCTACTGAACTTGTAGGTGCTGCAGCTGCTAGAATATCAAGATACGAAGGTATGGAAGCACATGCAAGAACTGGGGATGTAAGATTAAAAAAATACGGCTATAGTCAATAAAAGGAGAATAAAATGGCAGACAAAACAACATTAGAACAAATGCTTGAGCATTTGGTAAATGACGACACTGCAAAAGCAGAAGAATTATTCCACGAGTACGTGGTTACAAAATCAAGAGAAATTTACGAAGACCTTATCGAAGAAGAAGTAAAAGATGAGGAAGTTGACGAAGCATCAAAAGACGAAGATGCTGAGGACAAAGAAGTTGACGAAGCATCAAAAGACGATGACGCAGAAGAAGACAAAGTAGACGAATCTGCAGATGACGAAGAAGTTGATGAGTCTTCAGACGATGAAGAAGTTGACGAAGAATTTGAAGAAGTTGCTGTAGAAGCAGACGACGAAATGGACGCTATGGGCGGAGACGCTACAGACGACCTAGAAGCAGACATCACAGGTGACGATGACGCAGAAGGCGAAAAAGAGCCAGAAGAGTTATTCCAAGATCTAGATGCTATCGTTGATGAGCTACAAGCAAAATTCGACGAGATCAAAGGCGGCGAAGAAGGCGGCGAAGAAGAAATGGGCGATGAGGAAGAAAAAGAAGAAGCAATTCAACCTTCAGCCGATGATGCTGCATTTGACGCTGAGTTAGCAACTATGCGCGAGTATGTTGAAAAAGTAGCAGGTGGACACGGTGCTGAGAAAAAAGGCGGCGCAGAATCTGCAGACAACAAAAAGTCAGTTGTTGACAACATGAAGAATGATATGGGCGGCACAACTGCTAACATCGCAAAAGGCGGTGAAGGCAAAGAAAAGAACGATGGCGGACTAGCAGACATTAAACCAAAAGAAGAAAACATGGGTAATGTTAATGTTCCAGGCGCTAAGAAAGCAGCAGACCTGTCAGCAGTAAAAGGCGGACACGGTGCTGAGAAATCGGGTGCTAAAGAAACAGCGGACAACAAACAATCAATTTTCCGTGGTCGTAGATAACAGAGGGTATAAAGGTTGAAAACAACACTAGCAGAACATCTGAGTTTCGATCAGGCTAAAATCGTCCTTGAGCGTGATGAAGGCGAAGGTAAAACATTACACTTGAGTGGCATCTGTATTCAGGGTGACATTCGTAATGCTAACCAGCGCATTTATTCTTCTAAGGAAATTGATAGGGCTGTCAAGACGCTCAACGAACAGATTTCTGGGGGATATTCAGTGCTTGGTGAAGTTGATCATCCTCAAGATTTACGCATCAACCTCGACCGTGTTAGCCACATGATTACAAAAATGTGGATGGACGGTCCTAACGGCTACGGAAAACTTAAGATGCTTCCAACTCCAATGGGTCAACTAGTAACGACCATGTTGGAGTCGGGAGTAAAATTAGGCGTTTCGAGCCGCGGATCAGGCGAAGTGGACGGAAGCGGTAATGTTAATGGTTTTGAAATTATTACCGTTGACGTTGTAGCACAACCAAGCGCACCAGGCGCCTATCCAACACCAGTTTATGAACACCTTATGAATAGTAACGGTGGTTATCAGGCATTTAAAGTAGCACAAGAAGTCCAAGGCGACGCACAGGCACAACGTTACATAGCAGAGAGCTTGAAACGATTAATTCAAGATCTTAAACAATCGTAGGAGAATCACAATGCTAGAATTTGTAAAACAACTGTTTGAAAACAACGTGATTTCCGAGGAAACTAAGTCGGAGATTGAATCCGCTTGGGAAACTGCCGTTCAAGAAAACCGTGACACAATTTCTACACAATTACGTGAAGAATTTGCACAGAAGTACGAGCACGATAAATCCGCAATGGTTGAAGCAGTAGAGAAAATGCTTGCTGATCGTATTACAGCAGAACTTTCTGAATTTGCTGAAGACCGCCAGGGACTTATCGAGGCAAGAGCCAAGTATGCTAAGAAAATGAAAAACGATTCCAAAGCAATGGAATCTTTCGTTCTTAACAACCTCAAAAAGGAACTTGGTGAACTTCGTGAGGATCGTAAAAAAGTAGCAAATAATGTTGCAAAACTTGAATCTTTTATTGTGGATGCATTAGCGAAAGAAATCGCAGAATTCCACTCTGACAAAAAAGATCTAGCCGAAACCAAAGTTAAACTTGTTAGAGATAGCAAGGTTAAATTTGAAGCAGTGAAGAAAGATTTCATTGCTAAAGCATCATCTATTATTTCAGAAACTGTAGGTAAGAAACTACATACTGAAATGAGTCAGTTAAAAGAAGATATCGAAGAAGCTCGTCGCAATGACTTTGGACGCAGAATCTTTGAAAGTTTCGCAAGTGAATATGCAACTAGCCATCTTAATGAAAAATCCGAAACAGCAAAACTTCTTAAAGTTGTTAAACAGAAAGAAGAAGCAGTTAAAGAAGCCGAAGCGAAAGCAGAGGAAGTTGAGAAGTTAGTTGAAAGCAAAGATGCTGAGATTGCACAAATGAAAGATGCAGCTCAAAGAAAAGAAGTAATGTCAGAATTGATGTCACCTCTTTCT